AACGCCAGCAATTAGAGGCAAGCGGTTTTACTGGAACATTCACAGATGCCATGGAAGATAACATTTACAACTCGGGTCTTGAATAATGAACAGAGAATTATACGAATCTACAATGGCCGAAGAAGAAGTTCTTAGGCAACAAAAAGAGGAGGAAAAAGCTAAAATTGCAGCACAACAACAAGAGGAGTTAGTAGATAAAGATCCTTTACAGAAAGATCCTAAAGACTTTGGTATTGTTGATAACGTCAAAGAAGTTGGTGATGCTGTAGTTGGTGGTGTTATAGACATATATAACAGCGTTGGTTCTTTACCTAAGCTATTAGATCCTAATTTTTATAAACCAGATACTCCAGACAAGCCTTATCAATTCAATGCACCTTGGTTAATTAAGAGTAAACCCATAACTGAAACACGTTGGGGAAGTTTCTTAAGAGGTGGTATTGAATTAGCAGGAGGTATGGTCGGAACTGGGAAAATCCTATGGGGAGTTAAAGGTCTCAAAGGATTTGCCACAGCTGCTAAAGCTACAAGGATGGGTCGAGTTGCTTTAGGTGCTGGATCAGGTGCTGCTTATGACGTAATAAGTAACCAATCACAAGAACAAAACTTAGCTAGAACTCTTATTGACATCAAACCCCAGTGGGCTGGTGTCTTAGATCCAATTGCTACTAAGGAGAATATGTCTCCAGCGATGAAATCTATTTATAACGTAGGAGAAGGTTTAGGTATTGGAGCATTCTTTGATGTAGCCATTGAAGGTGCTGGTTGGGGTCTAAGGAACTACTCTCAACATGCTAAGAAAGCAGCTAAGAAAGTAACTGCTGAACCAGATCCTATTCAGGAGATTGTTGAGAAGAGTGCTGATATTGATTACAAAACTAAAGAGATAGCTGTAGAAGCTGGAGCTAGAGAGGCTTATGAAAGAGAAGTAATTCCAACTCCAACAGAAAAGAATCCAAGACTAAAAGATTTAAAGGTCTTTGAACAGAGACGTGAGAAGACAGTCTTAGAGATGCGTGCATTGGAAGGTAAAAACCTATCTCAACAAGACCGCATCAATGAAATTAATAAGCTGAATGAGGTCATACACAATTATGATACTGAGATAGATGCTATTAAAGGTTGGAGACCAGAAAGTAGGGTCAAATTAGATTCACTTGAATTACCAAAAAGCCTTCGTGGTGCAAGACCAACTTATAACTATGGTAAGACACCGATCAATTTAGAATTTCAAAATGATGTAGCTAAAGCTCTTTACATTGTTGGTAGTGGTAAAGCTTCTAAACGTAGAACTGCTTATGTTTCATGGCTTAAGGCACAAGGGATACAAAACCCTGAGTCTGCTGCGATGGTTATTAGAGCAAACATTAAGAAGCAAGCTAAACAAGGCATCACTGACCAACGAATTGAAATACCAGAGACCCTCTCAACTAAAGCTGTACAAACTAAAAAGTCATGGAGCCTTCTCACTAAACCAGAGAAGTATGACTTGATGAATAAGTTTGCAGCTGACAATGATGTTGACTGGGGAGATATACGAGATATGAACCTTAGAGCGAAAGCTCAAGGTAAAGCTAATACTGATCTAGCAGCTGAGCAGCTTGAGTTTGACTTATCTGCAGGTGCTCCTAGACAAAACCCTGCCTACTATAAAGGTGGTGACGTAACAGATAACCAAGCTTTATCTAGCTCTGTCAGTCCAGCTGAGGCTGTAAGAGATATGAAGCTTATCCGTAATGATCCAACTCAAAAGTATGGTTCTCCAAGAGGAACTTTAACTGAAGCAAACATTAGAAGAGTTGGTTATGCAAAACCTGGAGCTACTCAAGAGCAGTTAAATTCTTTAGCTGAATCTTATAAACCTGACCCTGCATACCAAGCATTAAAAGGTAAAGCATCTCAATCCGACATGGAGCGTGTTGCTTTTGAATTAACTCAGTTTGTTGACGACTCTGGTCATAGCCGCTTAATTGATGTTCCTGAACAAGACCTAAGAAAATACATTAGTGATCTACAAAAAGGAAAACCTTCTGATGTAGAAGGATTACCAATTCTTAACTACGAACAGTTAAACGCAGCTGATGCAATGCTGGGTCAACTGTTGAAAGAATCCAGAGACTTAGCTAAAGCAAATCTAAGTGTTGATGGAAAGGTAGATCTACGATCAGTAGGTTCAATAACTGATGGAATATTAGCTAGGTTCTCTTTCATCTCTCAAATGAGAAAAGAAACATCTATTGCTTCCTCTTGGAACCTTAGACGTTTCGGTACTAAATTTGATAAAGACACAGCAATAGCTGAAGCTTCAGAGATCGTTAAAGAAGAACAAGCATTATTAAAACAGATTATTCAAGGTGAAGGTGGAGAAGACTTACACGAAGCTCTTACCTATTTCTTATCTGCTAGTAATGGCAGCATGACCACTTTCAAAGATATTGATACTTTCTTTAAGCGTAAACTTAGAGGATATAAAGGTGCTGATGGTTATACAAGAAATGCCTTATTAAATGGTTTCATGACCATGGGTGTTAATAGTATGCTATCTGGTCCTAAGACTCCAGTAAGAGCGTTAATAGGTACTGGTATGGGTACAGCATTGAAGCCTATGGCAACAATGTTAGGAAGTATGGGCAGAAATGAACGTGTTAATCGTGGTGCATTCCAAGCCATGGGAGCCATGCTTGAATCACGTAATGATGCATGGAAGAAAGCAGTAGCTGATTTCCAGTCTTATAACGTTAATGAAGATGGCTGGAGAGGTTTCACTCAAACTCAATCAGATAGAGAGTGGGACATGATGATGAAATGGACGGATGCCAAGGGAACTCTGGGTGATAAAGCCCAAGCTCAAATGACCAATTTTATACGTGAGATTAATAAATCGAAGTATCTAAATTATGGTCCAAGAGTGATGAAATCTATGGATACATTCTTCACTCAAATCATTGGTAGAGGAAGGCTTAGGCAAATAGCTTTTGATGATGTTTATGAACGTGTAGCAAAATCTGACTTTGTTGTCTCTGATAAAGAGATGCAAGATTTGATTAAGCAAGCAGAAGTTGAATTTGAAGGGAAAGTCTTTTCAGCAGATGGTGATGTCACTGATGAAATGGCTAAGTTCTCAGCAGATGAAGCAAAGCTTACACAGGAACTAAAAGGATTTGCAAAGCAATTAGATACAGCATTTGACCAAGCTCCTTTCATAAGACCTTTCTTTCTATTCGCTAGAACAGGTGTTAATGCTTTGAAGATGACTGCTAAGTACACACCAATACTTAACAACTTCATTACTGAGCACGTCGATATCATGACCAAACAATGGAATGATCCTGACTTACTACAGTATGGAATTAAAAGTGCAAACGACCTCGAAATAGCTCAATCGACTATGAGAGGAAGGATGGCTATTGGATATGGTGTTACGAGTACAGCAGCTTGGATGGCTTTAAATGGAAACCTAACTGGAAATGGACCACCTGATAGAGCACTTAGAAATACTTGGATACAGAATGGTTGGCAACCTAGATCTTGGAGAATAGGAGATACCCATATTAGTTATGAAGCAATAGAACCTTTTAACATGCTATTTAGTTTTGTCTCAGACGTAGTCGATGGACAAAAGGTAATGGGTGATGAATGGACTTCTAACCAATTGAGTAAAATTTCATATTTGATAAGTGCCAACGTTGTTAATAAATCATTCTTAGCTGGATTACTACAACTACAAGATCTTCTAACCAGTCAAGGTGGAGATGCTCAAAGAGTTTTAGCTAACTTTGCTAACAACCAAGTACCTCTTAGTGGATTAAGAAATGAGATCGGTAAGGTTTTCCATCCTGGAATGAGAGAACTAGAGAGTGGTTTCTGGGAAAGTATAGGTAATAGAAACTTATATGCAGACCTATCTTCTAAAGATGGTTTCATGCCTTATAGATATGACATCTTAGATGGTTCAAAGATTAATGATTGGAACCCATTGACTCGTATGGTTAATGCTATTTTACCTTTCAAAATTAATGTTGGTACTAATCAAACACGTGAGTTGTTATTTAGAACTGGATTAAATTTAAAACAAACTTTCAATACTGGACCTAATGGGGAAAGTTTTGAAGGTCATCCAGATATGAAATCTAGATATCAATTTTTCATGGGACAACAGGGTATAGAAACGAAACTAGAGAAACTATTTGAGAATCCAGTTATTCGTAAATCTATCCATGACATGGAAAGAGAGCGTGAAAAAGGAAGTATCTATGGTGCTGATCAAACACTCCATGGACCTTTAGTTCAGAAGATTTTTCAAGAGGCAAAACAAGCTGCTTGGCAGATGTTGTCACAAGATCAACCTTATGGAATGAAGGCACAGCAACTACAGAAGATGCATGACCTACGACTATTAGGTAATAGATTTAGAAAGATTGGAGATTATAAGCAAGCTGGGAAGATTGAGAAGGAGATAAAAGCTTTAGAAGAAATGATCAAATAATCCACCTTGAAACTTACACATAGCGTAAATGGCTGTCACACAAAACCAATACACAGGGAATAGTTCTACAACGAACTATTCATTTACATTTCCATATTTAGCCCAGACTGACGTTGGTGTAAAAATCAACGGTACAACTCAGGCAACAACTACATATTCTTTCGCCAACGCTACAACAATCTCGATGAACAGTGCTCCAGCTAATGGAGCTACTGTCATTATTTTTAGGAACACTAATAACGATGCTAAGAAAGCAACGTTCTATCCTGGATCTGCGATTAAGGCGGAAGACTTAAATAATGACTTTGACCAGATTTTATATACGGCTCAAGAGATTGACAATAACGCTTTAGATACGTTAGGTGCTACTTCAATGCAAGTAGATTTGGATGTCGGTAATAATAAACTTATTAATGTAGCATCCCCAACTGCTTCTACTGATGGTACGAATAAGACATATGTAGATACAACAATAGATTCAAAAATAGATACTGCTTTAACTACTGATGTTTTCGGTGGTCAAAGTATAACAATTACAGATAACTCACCTGCATCAGGTCAGATAACAGCCAGTGTCACAGCTGGTAGTATTAGAGGAACAGAATTAGCTGGAGACGCAGTTGATGGAACTAAGATAGCTGATGACTCAATAGATTCAGAACACTATGTAGATGGAAGTATTGATAGAGTACACCTCTCAGCTGATGTTATTGATGGTACTAAAATTGCAGACAATGCTGTTAGTGCTGAACACATAGCCGCTAACTCAGTAGGTGATTCTGAAATCATAGCTGGAGCTTTAGATAATAGGTACTACAGAGAAAGTGAATTACTTACTGATGGTGTCTTAGATAATAGATACTTCACCCAAACTGCGGCTGATGCTAGATACTTCAATGTAAGCACAGGTGACACTATTAAAGATGGTGATGCCTTTCCAGATAACGACACAACAATAGCTACAACTGCTGCTATCAATGACAGGATTATTGATCTTGTTGATGAGGTAGGTGGTTTTGTACCAATAGCAAATGAAACATCTTTTCCTAACGCTAACCCTGACATTGATAACGGCACTGGAACTCTTATATCTATTAAAGCTCTCAGCCAAAACCTTTCCTCCGATGGATCAGGAGTGGCTACAATTGCTAACGGCACTGTCGGTAACTCAACAGTTACCATTACTGGTTTAGCAGCTAATACAACTTATGCTGCTACCTTTGGAATGATCGTAGAGACGAGTGCTACACCTAATAGCTACACATTCCATAGACAAGTACCTAAAGCAACTGAAGTAACTACTGTTGCTAGTAATATATCGAATGTAAATACTGTTGCTAGTAATATAGCTGCTGTTAATACTGTTAATAGTAATATAAGTACTATCAACGTTGTTGCAGCTAATAATACCAATGTAACTAATGTTGGTACTAACATTGCTAACG